ATCTAATTGATGTTGAAAAGGTTTTGTTTTAAATCTATAATCCATAATAACTTTCTAAATGTTGATATAATACTTGCTTAAACAAAATACAAGAGATAAAGGATAATCAGAAATTAAAAAGATGGAATTTAAAAAAGAAAAGAATGAGAAGAAGCCTACTGTATTTTTAGTGCAGGAGAATCCTTATATTAATGTGTTAAGTGCGCAGGAATACGGGGATATTGTTTTATTATTTGAGAGTGGGCAACAAATTATGTTTAGTCCGCAACCTGCAATAAAAAAATTACGCAGAAAACTTAAAGATTTTTGTGATGATGATTATCTTTTAATGATGGGAGATCCAGCAGCTATGGTTATAGCTGGTTGTGTGGCATCTGACGTCAACAGAGGTAAATTTAAAATACTAAAATGGGATAAAAAAGAAAGACGTTACTACCCAGTTAGTATTAACATGAACGAGAAAGGTGAAATTGATGAGTCCGATAGATTTTGAAGACCAGGCGGTAACTAAAATTAAACAAGAAGATTTAAAAAGTATATCTTCTTTATTACAAGAACAATTAAAATTAGAAGAATTAATTGCTTCTTTAGAGGAAACTTTAAAGATGCAAAAAGAAAATTTAAGAACACTATCAGGTGAGACTTTACCTACAGCAATGGCTGAATTAGGATTGACAGCTACAGAAATGTATGACGGATCAAAGGTAAAAGTAGTTGAGGATATATATGTGTCAATTCCAAAAGATCCTGAAAAATCAAAAGAGTGTTATGGTTGGTTAGAAGCCAACGGTTTAGGAGACATTATAAAAAATAATGTTGGTATAAGTTTCGGTAAGGGAGAAGGCAATAAAGCAAAACATTTAGAAGAAACCATTAAAGAAATGGGCCTTGTTCCTGAAGTAAAAGTTTCAGTGCATCCTTCAACACTGAAGGCTACTATTAAAAAGTGGCACGAAGAAGGAAAATCTGTCCCAGACAATAAGTTTAATTTGTTTATCGGGCAGAAGACTAAAATAACAAGAAAAACATAAGGAGTATATAATGGCAAACGCAGTCAAGAAAAAAGAAGAGACAAACATTGTCACTTTCGATACCTCTGTCTTTGAAGAAGATGCAGGTAAAGGTTTAAATAACCTTACAGCAGAAGACCTATCTATACCTTTTTTACGAATTCTTAGTGATACTAACGATGAAGTAAAAAAGAGATCACCTAAATATATTGAGGGTGCTGAAGTAGGTATGATGTTTAATACACTGACAAGAGAGTTATACAGTGGAGAAGAAGGCGTACAAGTAGTGCCTTGTTCATATCAACCACAGTTAATTGAATGGTCAGATAGGGGTAAAGGTACAGGAGCACCTGCAAACATACACCCTGTTACTAGTAATATACTTAAAACAACTACACGTGATGAAGGCAACAAAGATAGATTACCTAATGGTAATTATATTGAATACACTGCTAACTATTATGTGTTGATTATAAACAAAGACGGCACAACTTCTCAGGCATTAATTGCTATGAAAAGTACACAAAGAAAAAAAGCTAAAAGATGGAATTCTTTAATGCTTGGTTTAAAGTTGCCGAAAAAGGATGGTGGATTCTTTAATCCAGCTACCTATTCTCACATCTACAGATTAACAACAGTACCAGAATCTAACGATCAAGGCCAATGGTTTGGCTGGGATATCGAAAGAGTTGGTCCTGTAGAATCGCAAGAAATCTACATGGCAGGAAAACAATTTGACGAAAGTGTTGACAAAGGCGAAGTAAAAGTTAAACATGAAGAAGAGACTACTGGTAGTGATAACACTCCTTACTAATTACTAACTAACGAAATGGTGGTTCTTAGGCCACCATTTCACCAACGAATGAGAAAGAGAATTGATGGACGACAAAGAAAAATTTATAGAGATTTTTAGTGGCTTGGACCGAGCATATGGTCAAACACAAAGTCGTTCTAAGAATGAATCAGGTAAACTAGAAGCTAAGTCCTGGATTGAAAAAGAAAATTTAACAAAAGAAAAATGGTTAGATCATTTAGAAGGTCGCGAACCTAGTTTAGGTATCATACCTATTAAAGATGATAATACATGTACATGGGGTGCAATAGACATTGACTCTTATGACGGCTTAGATCACAAAGCATTAATTAAAAAAATTCAAACTAAAAACTTTCCTTTGATTGTTTGTAAATCAAAGAGTGGCGGTGCACATATATTTTTATTTGTAAGAGAACCAGCCACAGCAAAAGAAATGCAGATGAAACTTACAGAGATATGCGCATGGCTAGGCTATGGTGGCTCTGAAATATTTCCAAAGCAGATAGAATTAAATTCTAAAGGAACAGGTAACTTTTTAAATCTACCTTACAATCACCCAGAATATCCTACAAGATATGCTTTCGATGATAAGGGTGAGGCTTTAATAGAACTGTCAGAGTTTTGTGCTTTTTATGAAACAAAAGTTATTAATAATATAAAAGAAATCAAAGTTGAAAAACCAGTCAGCCAAAGTAATAAAGACGATTTTAAAGGAGCTCCTCCTTGTTTACTAACTCTTGCTGAACAGGGCTTTAGCGAGGGATCACGGAACATGTCCCTGTTTCAAATGGGTGTTTATTTACGCAATAGATTTCCAAATGAATTAGAAGATAGATTAGATGAATACAATCGTAAGTATTTTAAGCCACCTTTACCAAGTAGAGAAGTGCAAACTATCTACAAGCAAGTGCAAGACAGTAAGTATTTCTATAGGTGTGAAGAGCCAACTTTTAAATCAGTGTGTGAAAAAATTAGATGTCAGTCACAGAAGTTTGGAATAGGTAATGCTGGTAAAGATGACATTACAAGTTTAAAGAAGTGGGTATCAGACAACCCAATGTATGAGCTTACACATAATGGTAAAGTTATTATTTTAACTGTTGATCAATTATCAAGTCATGCTGAGTATCGTAAAGCATGCATAGGTCAGGCTGATATAAGTCCAAGACCAGTAGCTCCAGCTGTTTGGGCAGACATGGTAGACGGATTATTAAAAAATATGGGTGAGGGTGATTTTATACAACTACCTGGAGAAGTATCATTCAAAGGTCAATTCTTGGCTCAGTTGCAAATATTTATTGAGAATAACAAAGGAGCTAAAGATAGACAGGATGTATTACTAGGTCAGGTGTTTGAAGTAGAAGACGCTTTCTTTTTTAAACCACAAGTATTTAGAGATTTTCTAAAAGCTAAAAGATTTAATAAAGTATCAGACTCACATCAATACAAAATGTTTGCTGAGTTTGGAGGCAAAACAGCCAAGCTTAAAGTTGTTAATAAATCAGAACATGTATGGAAAATACCTAGCAGTATTTTAGGTACAGAGTATCAAGTTAGTGAGAAAGACTTTAAAGAGGAGGATCCATACTAATGCATAGACACATAGTTATAGGACCGCCAGGCACAGGAAAAACAACCTACCTCAAAAATAAAGTTAAGTCTCTTATCGAGGAAGGTTTATGCAGTTCGAAAGAGGTAGGATATTTTAGTTTTACGGTAAAAGCAGCAGAAGAGATCAGAGACAGAATAGCTGAGAGTTTTAAGCAAGATTATGATAAAGAAGCTATGAAAGTACTATTTCCATATTTCTCTACTCTTCATTCCTTAGCTTATAGAAGGCTACAGCTATCACAGGAAAGTATTATGGATGATTTTGACTATAGTGAGTTATCTCGGATCACGGGCCACGAATATGTCAATAAAATGCGTAAAGGTAATGGTGTAGATATTTCCATGCCTACAGCTAAAAGTGAGTACCAAGACATTATTAATTTAGCTTATGCAAAGTACCCTGACGATGAGAACAGATTAGATAAAGTATTTAGAGATACTAAGTTAAACAACTATGGAGCTCGTAAAATGATACATCAAATGGAAATAGATCTTAGAAAGTTTAAAGCTGACAGGAACAAGCACGAGTATGTAGATTATTTTACACAATTCTTAAAAAAGAAAAATCCACCACAATTAAAATATTTATTTATAGATGAAGCTCAAGATTTGTCTGCACAACAATGGAAGGTGGTTGACATGATACAAAAACAATCAGGAGCTTTAGAAACTTATGTTGCTGGAGATGATGATCAAGCAATTTTTAGATGGGCAGGAGCTGACATTGAACATTTTATAGACATGGCCAATGAAAAATCTAACAACACGATCATTCCTTTGACACAATCTTACAGAATCCCATTCGAAGTACATAATTTAGCTACAAAGTTAGCAAATTCGATCTCAAAACGCATCCCTAAGCAATATTTGCCAACGGATCATACTGGAAAAAGACAAACCCATATTGTACGGTCCTTAAATCAAGGATTAGCCTCTGGAGAGTGGTTAATTCTCTGTAGAACGCACGAAATCGTTAAACAAGTGTGCGAATCGCTAGAAATGTATGGTTGGCTATATAAAAGGTACGGACAATCAGTAATTAGTTTTAATTACATAGAAGCCATTCGTGCTTGGACAGAATTACAGAACGGAAAAACAATTTCTGGTATTCAATGTGATATTATTTACAAGCATATGGACAGCACAAGGATAAAAAGAAATTATGGAGTGTTTAAAGGTAAGTCAGAAGGATTTTTTAATCTTGAAACTCTTATTGCGGATTTTGGTCTAAAAGACTATATTAAAGTAACGACAGAAAAAGAAGTAAGTGTAAAAGAAATAGCTTGGTATGACATGTTAAATTCAAAAGGATTACAAAAGAAGATTAAGTATCTTCGCGCTGTCATGCGTTCGGGAAATAAATTAGATGCAGTGCCTCGTATTGAGGTATCAACAATTCATGCTTCTAAAGGTGGTGAAAGACAAAAAGTTATGTTGTTAACAGATCTATCTTATGGACCTTATTCTTCTTACATTGACAGTCAGCAAGGCAGAGATGATGAAGCTAGAGTATTTTATGTAGGAGCAACAAGAGCTAAAGAAGAATTACATATTGTACACAGAACTCAAGGACAGTTCGAATATGAACCAATATTTCATTATGAAAGGCAAGTATGAAAACAAAAGAATTTTTAGAAGAAGCCATTAGGCTTACAAGTAATGATCGTAATAAAGATTACGGTGACATTTTAGAAACCCATGAGAACATTGCTGCGTTATGGTCTACTTTCCTCCGCAAGACTATATCTGCCCATGACGTAGCAGTGTGCATGGCCTTGGTAAAGGTAGCTAGGTCAATGCACAAACAAAAACAAGACAACTACACAGATGCTGCCGCATATTTAGCCATAGCTGGAGAGATTAGTGAAAGAACAAAGTAACTGGTTTCCTAAAGTTCATCGCATGCCTAGTGAATGGGTTATGCCTGATCATTTTCCTGATCTATCAGGTTATGATGAAATTGCTATTGACTTAGAAAC